CTCGACTCTCTGCGTTACCTGTGAAGGGAACGCATAGGCATAGGAGCACTATCTTGCCCATTGAATCGACTTCGTCGTCCACTACCGCGCAGGCCTGGCATCAACGCCAGTACCATGCTGTGGTTTTCAGAGATGGGGCGTGGCGGTGTGATACCGCTATGACCTTTGATCCGAAAGTGAACGATGGGGTTGTGACAGTGTCCAGCAAGACCAAATCGCGGAATTGGGTTCGCTCAAGTCCGTGGCCTGTGCCTATTGGTCAGTTTGCCCCTGTAAACCCATACGGCGTTACACGCACCTGGACGACAAATCCAGTTGCAAGCTGGGACAGGACTACCAAAGAAGTAGGTAGTACCTGTTACAGCCGTACCGACTATGTGGGTTCGCTGGGAACGGTAACCGACGGTGCGGCCAATACTGGCCCGCCGCCCGTTGACGGGAAGCGTGAAACTTTCCTCAATGACCGTGCTATGTTGGCTTTTCTCCTTAAAGCGAAGGACCAAAAGTCCCAAATCGCTGTTAGTTTGGTGGAAGGTCGACAGACTGTAAACATGATCGCGAGTGCCGCTCGAGATATTGCGGGCCTGCGTCGACGTTGGCTTTCAAAGCAGCCTAGACGAACCCGTGGTAACGAAAGGCGGTTGCATTCCTCGTGGCTGGAGTACCGCTACGGGTGGATGCCCCTGTACTACGATGCCTATGGTATTGCCAAGCATCTTAGTGACCTCTCGACGTCCCAGGACACCTGGCCCGTAAGGGCTTCGGCGACTTGGGATAGCGATGTTACTACGGCGCAGGACTGGAATGGCTTTCTCTGGAAAGGGAAAGTCTTCATCCGGACTACTCATCGATACAAATCGATGGTTGGCGGCTTTATTACTGTAGATCGTCGTGTGGATAGGGAATTGGTGCGGGCCGGTCTGACTAACCCGTTGGAATTAGCTTGGGAGGTTCTACCCTACAGCTTCGTCGTCGACTGGTTTATTAAAGTCGGCGATTACGTTGAAGGAATGACCGCCCTTACAGGCGTTTCAGCGCACCATTGTTGGGCCTCTTCTTGCACCGATAGAGCTGAAGCAAAAAGTGTGGGTAAAACCACGTTCCCTGATGACCTCACGATACATGGCGGTGGTGCAGTCTCCTCGCGGAGACAAGACTACTCCAGGTGGAGTGTGGTTCCTTCGCTTCTTAGCGTCAACCTAACCTCACTCATTGACTTCGACCTGCAAAAACAGAGTTGGAGGCACTGGGTGGACGCGGGCGCGCTTTTGAAAGCGGCTTTTAGAGAAAGGTAATTCTCACAATGGCAGCGATTGCCGCTATCAGTCTCAAGAACTATGCAGCCGCCGAACAAACTTACAGTCCGATTGCTTCGGCTCCTGTGAGCAAGTGGGTGGAAGCTGGTTACACGAGCCTGGATTCCCAGAAGATTGCGTCGCTCGGTATGAAGATGCCGAAAAACGTTTCAACTGGGGTCGTTCGAGTACAGGGTAAGACGGTCTACCCGGTCCTCGACGCCGTGACAGGTGCTCTGTCCCACACACCGCTCGGAAGCTTCGAGTTGGTGTTTCCGCCGAAAGCAACTCTCACCGAAAGGCGGGAGATGTTCGCGCGGTTCAAGGACTATGTCAACGATCCGGTCGTTCAGACCGCGGTCGAAGAACTAGCCCTCCCCTACTAAGGGGGCAACCGTGTGTCAAGTGGTAGCTTGTTTTAAAAGCGGTCCGTCTGTCAGTTCTCTTCGCAAGAAGAGGCAGGCAGATCTGGCCAAAAGCCAGAGCGCTCAGTCGGAGAGTATCCCGGCGGGAACGCTTAACCTGCGTTTGTGGACCGGCTACCATCTTGTTCACCACGCCGTCCTTAATTGTAGCGATTACACCAAGGATCGACGATGTCCAATAAGACGCGAAGCCTTAAAGGATCTCTGGAAGCTCTGCTTCCAGGGGCAGTAGAGGACCCGCAACGGGCCTTACTGACGGTTGCAAGGGAACTGTTTGTGGGTCTGGACACTCCTATAAGTTTGGGCCTCGAAATACGGCTCAGGTATGGTGAGTTGGAGCAAGTCGTTCGGAAAAGGATTAACCCCCTTGACTACAACGACGAGCTCAGTTTTCGGCTAGATTACCAGGCCGTTAACTTCCTCGCGAAAGCGCCCCTTAAGGTATCTGGAGTGGATCCGCAAGCTAAAGCTGTGCAATCCTTTCTGGAATCTGAGGATTCCTGCAAGCAGACCAATCATCGTATCAGAGTCTATCGAGACAGCCCGCATACTGCAGGGCCCTTGATCCATTCCGTACTTCACGGAGCGGCTAGGTTAATCTCGGAGACTTTGGGTTTGATCGATTGGGATGAGTGGGTGTCGCGGTGTCGTTTTGGGCCAGGGGCGGATTCGTCCACCACTGAAAACCGAACGTCAGCCTACGATAAGCTACTTACCAAACCCGGGGCTACCCGGGATGCTATTCCCTTGGCATGCATGCTCGTAAATGAGGTGCATGGCCTCCAGTGTGCTTTTGGTCGCGACCCGTTTTTCGGGCCTCAGAAGAAAATCTCAGAGGGCGACTTTGAGCATGTAAGAGGCAACCGTATCACGTTTGTACCGAAGTCTGCCGTCACTCACCGTACTATTGCAATCGAGCCCCACTTGAACATCTACATGCAGCTCGGTGTAGGTGGGATAATAAGGCGTAAGTTGCGACGGCGCGGTTTGGACCTCGATAGCCAGGAAGGAAATCAATTCCTGGCCCGTAGGGGTAGCATAGATGGCAAGCTTTGCACCATAGACTTGTCTGCCGCAAGCGATACCCTCTCTCGCGAGCTCGTTCGGGAATTACTTCCGCCGAGCTGGTACGACCTTTTGGACGTAATTCGTTCGAAGGTCGGCCTTTTACGTGGCGAGGGTTCTACTACGACAGTTATCAAGTACGAGAAGTTCAGTTCCATGGGCAACGGGTTCACGTTCGAGTTAGAGACCCTGATATTTTGGGCACTCGCTCGTTCAGTTCTCGAAGTCCTTGGAATTCCCGTTCACGATGAAGACGGACAACTGTCTCTTCGTGTATATGGTGATGATATAGTGTGTCCTACTGCAGCTTACAGCACCTTGGTCGAAGTTTTGGCCTGGTGCGGGTTCTCGACGAATGATCGGAAGAGTTATTTCTCCGGTTATTTTAGGGAGAGTTGTGGAAAAGACTACTATGCTGGTACACTTGTCCGCCCTTTCTTTCAAAAGGAACTTCCTAGTGATGTCCAAGCGCTTTTCCGTATGGCTAATGGTATCAGGCGAGCTGCTTCTCGCAGCTGTGCTCATTATGGTTGTGATGACCGTTTTGAGCTCGCTTGGCGCCATACTGTACGCAGGCTTCCTAAGCCATTTCGACGTTTTCACCAGCCAGCTTTCAAAAGGATAAATCCCTATGAGATGGCTGATTGCTTTGCTACCGGTCCTCGCGGATACGGTTGCACGGATTCTTCGCAAGAAGGATCCGAAACGTTTGGATGGATGTGGAGACCTGAGCGACCTTCAAGACCCGGGGAAACCCGGATCCGAAGAGGTCGCTATAAAGAAACCCCGTCAGCGGAAGAACATACGCTGATAGGGTTCTGCACCACGGATGACTCCATCGCTCTTGTCAGTAACGCAGACGAGGCGATGGGGTCGCCGTATTGCGGGCTTAAGTTGGACCCGCTGCTACAGCGACCAGCTCACGTCACCATGGGAATACGAGCCAAACCCAGAGGGTTTGAATGGAGGACTTCAGAGGCTAACGTCTTTGGTGTTCTCCTTTATGAGACTCGGAACGGACGAGAAATCGCTCAAGGACCGCGTAGTACTACGCGCGGCACCGGTAAGCGACACGTGGTGTGGCTCCACTGGGAACAGTGGAGGGACTTGGGGCCGTGGTGCAAGCGCGCGAATCTGCGCCTCCTTGCACCCCGGCCTAGTTTGCAGGGCTAG